CAAACTAACACAGGAAATGACTAGACAATGGACAGAAAAACAGACGAAGCATACGCAGCAGCAGAATTTGTCATCAACAACGGAAAAGCCCTTGGAAAGGCCTACTCAAGGCGAGTTGCTTTAGAGCATTACATTAAGGCAGTAAAAAGCGTAATGATGATTGCATCTAGCCAGCCTAGTATATCTGGCAAAGAGATGGAAGCGCAGGCTAGTGCTGAGTTTGCAAAAAAGATTGCAGAACTTGAGCTTGCGGCGCTAGAAGAAAAAACATTGCAAACCGAAATAAAAGGGTACGAACTTTTTATAGAAGTATTTAGAACAGAAAGCGCTAATAACCGTACTATTGATCGTACTGCACAATGATTGATTTACCATATTACATGGGCCTAGTTATATTTATTGCGCTAGGTATATCAATTTGGGTTACATTTAGGTAATGGCTACGAAAGATGAAAAGAACACATTGGCTGCGACTGCAAGACTCGGATGTATTCTTTGCTCCGAAGTCCTTGGGATTGAAGGCTCTCAAGCAGAACTCCATCATGTGCGGAGGTTTGGAGCTAAACGGTCTACATCCCCTGTCCTGCCACTATGCCCAGAACACCATCGTGGAAATACCGGTGTTCACGGATTGGGTGCAAAAGGTTTTGAAACTAAATGGGGAATTACCTTTACGCAGCTCTTGGAGTCGGTCAGCAAAAGACTGGGAAAGTAGACTTAGAGTTCCAAGGGATCTAGACCGAGTTCTGTAGCTACAAGTTTGCAGCGATCTCTAAATGCTTTTCCGTGATGCAACCATCTATCGCCCTTCTGCCGATGAAAGCTCATGTGTATCATCTCATGGCATAGCGTAGTAAGTACGGTGTAGTAGTGGCCGCACCTGGCAGACGATACCGTAACGGTATGCTCAAAATCCTCGCCAGTATCGTATAGGTATGTACCCATAATCTCAGGGTCAGCAGTAACTACAAAATCAATTTCCTCTGGTAGCGGCATCTTCCAACGGCTGTACGGATGGCAACACGCTAAAGAAGCGTATAGATTGCTTAGTACGGCTGGAGTAAGTTTCATGCCATCATGCGCTAAACACGGTGGATTGCGCCACGAAAATCAACTTCATCCTCGCCAACCACTCGCACAATCTCAGGCTGCAATAGTTTGCTGCGCTCAAAGCTAAGGACTACAAAACCCTGCCCCCAGTCTTTCGGAGTATCTTCTGTGTAAGCAAACTGCTGGGAGTGCGGATCAGCCAATGTGCCTGTCTGAACTCCCCATCGTGTACCGTTATAGTCCGCTACTGGAATAGCTGAAAGCACATGGGTATGACCTGTAATCATATTTACGCCTGAGTTCATGGCATTGTTTCTGCCGCCAGTCCAGCCGCCTTTCCAGCGATGCTTAATGCAGGTATCTTCATTTATCCAAAACGACCAGCATGGCTGCCACAATGGGAAATACTCTTTTAGGGTAGTGCCTCGTACTCCTTCAAACGCAGGCAAGTTAGCGACTATTGACATCTCTAAGCGTTGATCGTGATTACCAAGAGGCCAAAACAATTTAGCCCCTTTTGCTACCTTTTCAATCTGCCCTAGGTAATGTTGGCAAGCCTCTAGCTCCTCCTTAACTGTAGGGAGCTTAGACCAGTCTGCTCTGGGAAAGCGGCTGATATTAGCACCATCTAGCGCATCACCATTACAGACAATGGCTGTAGGCTTAAATTCTTTAATTGACTCTAGTAGGGCTTTAAATGCGGTAGTAGTTTCATCAGGCCAAAAGTGGGCATCGCTAAATACAATGACCCTGCCTTTTTCTATGTCCATGCCTCTGCGAGTATGTCCAGGCGTTTGTTCGACTTTCTTAAAGTACGCTGGATTGTCGCTTGCAAAGGTATCTAAAATAATACCGTACTTATTTTCTAGGGTTCGCCTACGAGCCATCACATTCCGAATGGCAATACCGTGTTTTTTTGCAAATTTAGTAGGGCTTCCTATTGTTTTCCAAGAAGCAATCCACTCATCATCTGTTAGGTGATAGCCAGCCATATATGCCTTTGCTTTAAGATATTGAATATAATACAATAAATCTAGTTGTATAATATTCTACATTTAAGGATTTTACTAGCGCAATATGGAATCTAGATTACAGAACTGGGCGTGGTATGTTACTTATGGGGTTATTGGCCCACAAGTAGAAACAACTTGTCGCTCGTTTGAGAAAAACTATATTCCAGAACTAGGCAATCTTTATGCAGAGCCAGAGCCACATTATGAGCCTGACCATGTAGACGGTGATCTGATAGAGCAAGCCATAAAGGGTTTGCCCCTAAACCTACGGCAAGCCCTTAAACTACGATATGTAAGCCATCCTTACGCATCCATTAACCAGCTTGCTAATGCAGCCAGAACGACAGTACACAAAATAGAAGCAGATTTACTAAATGCAAAAAAAAGACTCCAGCACGAACTGGACAGAAAAGCCAAGTCAAATCACTATAAGAGCTTGCTCAAGATGCAAGATCAGCAAATCGACTAAGGGTGGCGAGATGGAGATATACGGCAATGGTATATACCAGCGTTTTATCTGCCTGTCTTGTAGGAATGTAAAAATAGATTTATAATTGTGCTAGGAAACCTTTGCCCAAATTTTGCGAGAGCTTAAATGAACCCTGAGAAAACTACGATTATGATCGGTCTGCTGGGCGATAAGCCTAAAATGGGCATGAAAGAAGAAGGTGGCCTATTGGCAGAGGACAAAAGCTCCTGCCCATTATCTACAATGGATGCCGACATCAACAAAGGCAACATGAAAAAGGCTGTTTTAACGGCTGATTATGGCTCTAAAAAGGATGGCGAAGGCAAGTGCAAGGCTTGTGAATACTTCAATACCGAGCTAACCGACTGTGGCGTACCAAAAGGTAAAGGCCATTGCGACATTTTTGACTTTGTATGCGACCAAAACAATGGCTGTATGGCTTGGGAAGCGGTAGGCGAAGAAGAAATGGAGATGGAAGATGAAGAATAGTCTTTACGGAAATATTGCAGCTAAAAGAAAACGCATTGCCGAAGGATCAGGCGAGAAGATGCGTAAGCCAGGCACAGCAGGCGCACCAACAGCCAAAGCATTTAAAGCAGCAGCCAAGACAGCAAAACCAGTCAAAAAGTGAGATTAGCAGTAATAATCCCATATCGAGATAGAGAGCAGCATCTAGCTAAGATGTTGCCTCATACAGTTAGTTATTTCCGCAGAAACACCAACATAGAGCCTTTATTCTGCATAGCAGAGCAGGTAGACAATAGCCCTTTTAATCGTGGCGCAATCGTAAATCATGCCTACGCAGCCATCGCTGGAATGGTGGATTATGTCTGTTTCCACGATGTAGACTATATGCCCATGTGGGCAGATTACTCAGAGCCTAGTTTACCAAGCCGCATTATCTGGCATGGAATGGACACAAGACCAGTAGGACACGGCACAGATCGTGCAGTAAAAGCCCAGCGTTACGGTCTAGCGGCAGTCGCTCTAATGAAGAAGTGGCATTTTGAAGCCTGTAACGGATACTCCAATACTTATTGGGGATGGGGCTACGAGGACACAGACCTCGCTAAGAGGCTTGAATCAGTCGGTTTGCCACTAGGGTATAGGGATGGTACTTTTATCGCCTTAGATCACGATTCAAACGGTTACGATGCCAACGGAGAAACCGAGGCAAGTAAAGCAAACGCTAAACGCTTTGAGTCTAGGGTTTACCCTGACATGGTAGATGGACTCTCAACGCTAAACGCAGATGTTGTTTCCATACAACATCATATGGCTAGAGGGATGGCAGAGGGCGAAGAAGCTCCGTTAATTTGGTGTAAATACGATCTAAAGGACATGTATGAAAATGAGCAAAAAGCAAGCCAAGATCGGTAAGGTCATGGGCGAGTACAAAGAAGGTACTCTACATTCCGGCAAAGGCGGCAAGGTCGTTAAGAATCCTAAGCAGGCCATTGCCATTGCTATGAGTGAAGCCGCTAAGTCTGCCCGATACAAAAAGTAAGCTATGGATGAATATTCATTACAAAGCCTATTAAATAACTTAGGTCTTTTGCAAGGCGCTACATTTAATCAACAAAGTTATCGTGATTTGCCTACAGCCGCACAATTAGCCAACGAAAAATTAAATGCAGAGTATGAAAGTTTGCTTAATTCATCGCCAAGTATGCCGATGCGTGAAAATTTAGGCAGAAACCCTAATGATTTTAGTTATGCAATGATGCCATACCAAGGCGCTCCATATACAGAATCGCCTGTTAGTTTGCTTGGTGGCGGTGGATCTATGCAATCTGCCAACACAAAAGGGTTTGCAATGGGTGGCAGAGCTGGTCTTGATATACCGTTAGATGAAAAAGTAAGAATTGCTTTAGGTATACAAGGAGTTTCTACAGACGTTACTTATGGCATGGGCCAAGAATACGGTGGCAGGTTTAACCGAGCAGACATTACTGGTATAGACGCAACTTTGCGGGATTTAGCGAAAAACAGAGAATTTGGCGCAGAAGTAAAAAAAGACTTTAGCGGCAATCCCTTTGTAAGTGGTTTCTTTCGCCAAAGGTTCTAATGAAAATTAAAGACGCTGCTGGCATCCTAGAGCGCATGGGCGTTGCTGGATATAACAAGCCTAAACGCACACCTAACCATCCCACTAAAAGCCATGTTGTCGTGGCTAAAGAAGGTGATAAAGTAAAAACGATCCGATTCGGTCAGCAGGGCGTAAGCGGAGCAGGCGCTAACCCTAAGACGGAAGCAGACAAAGCCAGGCGCAAGAGCTTCAAAGCACGACACGCTAAGAACATAGCTAAAGGCAAGATGAGCGCAGCGTTTTGGGCTAATAAGGAAAAATGGTAGAGTTCACCAGCATTAACCCATTAGAGAGCAATTTTTGACTGAAGAAGAATATAAGTCCCAAGCAACAGCCTTTCTACAAAAAGAAAGTAGATTTCCTTGTTATGCTTACCCTTGTCTAACAGATGACCAAGGACACGGGTTTGACGAGCATTATGTTTACCATGTAGCCTGGGCAGCAAAAAAGATCGCAGAGATCAACCCTTTACACCATACAGACATTAGTTCATCTTTACACCTTTGTACGACTGTAGCAGCGCATACACCTACAACCTATTTGGATTACCGAGTACCAAATCTTTATGTAGAAAATCTATCAGTTGGGCAAATTGATATAGCAAACCAATCCATTGACCCTGTAGAGTCTTTATCGTGCTGCCATGTAGTTGAACATATAGGGCTAGGCAGGTACGGAGATGAAATAGACAATGAGGGGGATATTAAGGCCATCCAAAACCTTAAAAATAGTACCTACAAACATCTTTTATTTGTTGTGCCGGTAGGCAATCCTAGTGTGTTTTTTAATGCACATAGAGTCTATAGCCCTGTCTACATATCTTCTTTATTTACAGGATTTGTCTGTAAAGAGTTTTACCTTATTCCTAATAACGGACAGAAACCAGCAGTCACAGATATAAAAGAAATTGATTTGCCTTATGCTTGTGGGTGTTTTTATTTCATAAAATCTTAATATGCTAAATATAACCATCATTGTATGGGGGCATAAACTGTTGTAGAATAGCAACATCATCAACCATCAACCCAAAGGGAATGGAATGTTAGGAGCAACAAAAATAGAGTGGTTATCAGTAGAAACCCTGATACCTTACGCTAAAAACGCCAGGACACACTCAGACGAGCAAGTTGCTCAGATTGCCGGATCAATTAAAGAGTTTGGGTTTAATAACCATGTACTTGTAGATAAAGACAATTCAGTTATCGCTGGGCATGGCAGGCTCATGGCGGCAAGAAAGCTAGGCATGGATAAAGTGCCAGTAGTACAGCTAGGCCACATGACCGAAGCCCAGCGCAAAGCCTATGTATTAGCAGATAACCGTATCGCCCTAAACTCTGGGTGGGACACGGGTATGCTGTCGATAGAGCTGCAAGACTTAAAAGACGATATAGACCTTAGCCTTCTAGGATTTGATCCTGATGAGCTAGATGCCCTGCTAAACCCGATAGAAGAAACAGAGGGGCTAACGGATGAAGATGCTGTGCCTGATGTACCAGACGAGCCTAAGACAAAGCTAGGGGACATCTACATATTGGGCAACCATAGGCTTATGTGCGGTGATAGCACAAGCATAGATGCAGTAGAGAAGTTGGTAGCCGGCACAACGATTGACCTTTGCTATACAGATCCGCCTTACGGCATTAACGAATCGGGCAACAGGGTTGGTAGAGGCAATTTAGGTAATGCTGATAGCAAAATTATGGCCAAAGGCGTTGTTTATAAAGATTTTAAAGACGATACGATTGACTATGCTGTAGAGGCATACCAAATTGTAGAGGGCGTTTTACAAGTTAAAAGACAAGTTTGGTGGGGCGCTAATTACTATTGCCACGCTTTGCCACAATCAAATAACTGGTTTGTATGGGATAAGCGCACAGAAGATAAATACAAGAATACTAATTCTGACGCTGAAATGGCTTGGGTTAAATCTGAATGGTCATCAGTTCGGATTTTTAGGCATTTATGGATGGGGCTTGTTAAAGGATCTGAGCATGGGCAAGCTAGAGTACACCCAACTCAAAAACCAGTAGCTTTAGCTGAATGGTCATTTGATTACTTTAAAAATGTCAGCACAGTTTTAGACTTGTTTGGTGGATCAGGGTCAACATTGATTGCTTGCGAAAAAACCAATAGACATTGTTTAATGATGGAGTTTGAGCCACATTATTGTGATGTGATAGTCAAGCGCTGGGAAGAATTTACAGGCAAAAAGGCCGTACTTTCGGAGTTAGAAAAGGCTTAATATGCAAGGTATAGAACATATCCCAACCGAAGAAACAAGAAAATTAGTCCGAAGCCTTAGTGCTGTAGGGATTAAGTATGTAGATATTGCTGGCAAGCTAGACATATCAGACGATACGCTGGTCAAGCACTACAAGAAGGATTTAGAGGATGGCAGGGTAGATGCTAACGCTTCTATTGGTCAAACCCTATTCCAGCAAGCAAAGAATGGAAACACAGCCGCAGCGATCTTTTGGCTTAAGACTAGGGCGCAATGGAAAGAAACAAACGCATTAGAAGTATCTGGCGCAGATGGCGCACCTTTAGCGGTTAAATGGCTGAGCGAGTAGTAACGATCCCTTATAAACCTAGAGCGCCTCAGAAGTTAATCCATGAGGCGATGGATGAACACCGCTTTGTAGTAGGTGTAGCGCATCGAAGGATGGGCAAGACGGTAGCGGCACTAAACCAAATTATTAAATCTGCTCTTGAAAACAACCAGCAAGCCCCTAGATACGCTTATATAGCACCTACTTATGGGCAGGCTAAACGAGTGGCATGGGACTATCTTACGCACTTTGTAAGGCCGTTAGATGCGGTAGCAAATATTGCTGAGTTGAGGGTAGACTTCTTAGGCCGTAGGATTCAGCTATACGGCTCAGATAACCCTGATAGTTTGCGTGGACAGTATTTTGATGGCGTAGTGCTGGATGAGATTGGGGATCAGAACCCTAAGATTTGGAATGAAATTATCCGGCCTGCTTTAGCGGATAGGAAAGGCTGGTGCTTGTTTATCGGCACACCTAAAGGCAACAACCACTTTAAAGACCTGTTTGACCGATCAAGCAAAGAAACAGGCTGGGCAGCATTGCAGTTTAAAGCCAGCGAAACAAAAATTATAGATGTAGAAGAATTAGACGCAGCCCGTAAAGAGATGGGCGATGATAAATACAACCAAGAGTTTGAGTGCAGTTTTAACGCTGCTGTAGAAGGAAGTTACTACGGCAAACTAATAAACGACCTAGAAGAAAATGGTCGAATGTGCGCTATTGATAGAGATGATCTATGCCGCACTTATGTAGCCTGGGACTTAGGAATCGGGGACTCGACTGCCATCTTTGTAATGCAAGTTGCCGGTCAAGAGTTCAGAGTAATGGATCATGTTGAAAATCATGGTCAAGGCTTGGATTGGTATGTAGAATGGCTAAAAGAAAACAACTGGCATAAGGCCGAGCAACTCCTTCCGCACGATGTAGAAGTCAGAGAGCTAGGCACAGGCAAGAGCAGAATAGAAGTGCTGAGAGAGGCTGGATTGGACTGTAAGGTTTTGCCAAGGCTTGCAGTAGATGACGGCATACAAGCGGTCAGAAGGCTGTTGCCTAAGTGCTGGTTCAATATGCCAAAGGTAAAGCAGGGTTTAGATTGCCTACGAAACTATAGGCGAGAATACGATGAAAAGCGTAATGTGTTTTACGACAAGCCACTTCACGACTGGGCATCGCACTCTAGCGATTCCTTCCGGTATTTGGCATTAGGCTTAGAGCAAACAAATACATGGGCGCAGCCATTAAAAATTAACGCAAACTGGATAGTTTAAATATGGATGACAACAAGCTAAAAGGTATTCTAGATGCAGAGATTGATAACTCAATCGGCTATGTAGATACCGAAACAACCGAAGCTCGTAGAAAGGCGCTGACCTACTACAATCGTGAGGCATACGGCAACGAGGTAGAAGGCCGTTCATCCATTGTTACTGGCGAAGTCGCTGAGGTTATTGATGGTGCGTTGCCACAACTGTTGCGTATTTTTACCCAATCAGACGAGTTATGCCGCTTTGAGCCTAAAGGCCCAGGCGATGAGGAAGGCGCTAAACAAGCTACGGAATATTGCAATTTAGTCTTTTTCCAAGACAATGATGGCGTAATCCTAATGCACAACTGGTTTAAAGATGCCCTCTTGCAAAAGAACGGTATCGTTAAATACTGGTGGGAAGATAGCGCAGATCCTACAAAAGAGAAGTACAAAGA